GGCGCACCGACAGCGGCTAATTTTAAGCAGGCAGCAAAAACTGCAAAACTCGCAGACGGCGGTAATTTAATGATGCGTAAGGGTTATTACGGCAAGTCGTACAAATAATAGGAAAGACTCATGTGGGGTACTATTTTCTCAATTATTATGGGTGTTGGACAGGCGGCGTATGGCGCACGAAACCAGCGCAAGGCTCAAGAAAGGTCTGAACAAAATTCGTTATACGAGCGGTTAACGATCGAAGGTCAAGCCCCCCAATTAGGTACTGGTCAGGGTTTTGAAGAGCAGCCGATTATGGGTTCTGAAATTTCGGATGCATTATCTAATTTACGGTACGACCCTAACGCAAGTTTTACGCAGATGTTACAAAGCAGTGATGTTCAGCAGGGTCAGCAGGCGATCCCCCCCGAGGTTCTCGAACAATTAATGATGGAGCAGCAAGGACAGTTCGCGAGCGGCGGTCCTGTTGGTCGTCCGGAAGATACTTATTATTTTAGCGTTGAGGATATACAGGGGATGATGCAAGAACCTGATCCGATGATGCAGGCCGTTGGTGCTGGGTTAATGGGACAAATGCCTCCGGGCGGTGGTATGGTTCCAGCGACTCCGGGACAGATTCAGATGATGGCTAACGGTGGTCAGCCGTTATATCGTGATATGGGCGGTCAAACTAATATAATGACAACAGACCCCCGAGACGTTGGGCCTGATTACGATGAGACCGTAATGTTAGAATCTAGCGATAGCGATGAGTTAGTCGAGGGTGTTGATTATTTTAATATTGGAGGTCAATTCTTTTGGCCATGGGAGTTACAAGCGGCTATGCCAGAAGGGTTCCAAAATGCCAAAAAGACTTCAAATTTTCTTGAAAGTTTACCGGAAAAACCCAGTATAAAAGAATTGCTTCGTTTAAAAAATTTAGCGACTATTCGACGTTCGGAGGGTGGTATAACCGCCGTAAAAAAGTTAGAGAATACTCTTTCTGAACTTGTTGGTATTAACCCTAAAGACGTAGAATGGGCGAGTAGTCTTTCAGAAGAGATGTACCCCGGAGAAGAACTCGATGGCCGAGGTGATGCGGCCCGACATCTTGCGTTAGGTTCTTTAATTGCAAAAGCTGAACACCCTAATGCAGCGGAAGCTTTATCCGTTTTACGAGAATACATACCGATTCCAGATTCTGGTCGAAAGATGGATATGTTTAATAATGATTTAGGTATGACGTTAACAGGGTCTAAACCTGAGATTAAAAAACAGATCCGCGAGTTAATTGAAAACAATACAGCAATGTATATGGAACTTGACGAAAGTCAAAAAATGAGAGGCTACTAAGGAGTAGATATGAAACGACAAGGTTATAACGCTCGACTAGACGATTCTATGGGATCACGAAACGGTACTAAGGCTCAAGCCATGGGTGCTCGTCGCAATGAAAGTAAGGGTATGGAAAAGGCTATGGGTAAGCCTGCATACTCAGGCGATACAATGATGATGATGTACGGCGGCAGTCCTAAGAAAATGAAGAAGGGTGGTAAACTATCTTCCCGTGGAGCAGGTTGCGAAATTCGCGGCTAATGTCAAACACTGTCTTAGACGATCTGCGTAAGGTAGATCTTTCTTATCTTTCGAAAGATGAAGCACGTGAATTTGCGATTCTTTTAGAAGAACTAGAAAAAAGAGAAAAGCAAGAAAGTTCTGCGGCGAGCTTCTATGATTTTGTAAAGATCATTTGGCCGGACTTTATTGCGGGGGCGCATCATAAAAAGATGGCAGATGCTTTCGATAAGATTGCGTCTGGTGAGATAAAGCGTTTAATTATCAACATGCCCCCTCGACATACGAAGTCTGAATTTGCTTCGTATTTATTCCCGGCTTATTTGTTAGGTAAGCGTCCTAAGTTAAAAATCATCGAAGCAACGCACACGGCAGATTTAGCGATCAACTTTGGTCGTCGTGTTCGCGATTTAATTGAAAGCGAAGAATACGCTGAGATTTTTCCGGGGACTGAACTAAAGTCAGACTCAAGAAGCGCGGGTAAATGGAATACGCAGCAAGGTGGTCAGTACTACGCTTCCGGTATTGGCGGTGCGTTAGCTGGTCGTGGTGCGGATTTGTTTATTATTGATGACCCTCATTCTGAACAAGATGCTTTTTCTGATAAGGCTTTGGAAGAAGCGTATGAGTGGTATCAGACTGGTCCTCGACAGCGGCTTCAGCCGGGAGGCGCGATCGTTATTGTAATGACTCGTTGGTCTAAAAAGGACGTAACGGGTAAGTTAATTAAGAAAATGACGCAGGAAAAGACCGGAGATAAATGGGAGCTTATCGAATTCCCAGCAATTCTTCCTTCTGGTAAACCGTTATGGCCTGAGTTTTGGAGTCTTGAAGAGTTAGAGGCTACTAAAGCTTCTATTCCCCCTTCAAAATGGGCTGCTCAGTATATGCAGCGCCCTACGGGTGAGGGTATTTCGATCATTCCTAAAGAGTGGTTTAAGATTTGGCCTAAAGATAACCCGCCAAGTTGCGATTATTTGATTCAAAGTTACGATACGGCGTTCCTAAAATCGGAGCGAGCTGACTATACCGCGATTACAACGTGGGGTGTGTTTTACCCAGAGGGTAAAATCGGCGAGGATATGTACACAGGGAATGAAGCACATATCGTTTTGTTAGATTGTGTTAAAGAACGGTTCGATTTCCCGGAGTTAAAGCAAGAAGCTTTGCGATTGTACGAGTATTGGAACCCTGATACGATGATTATCGAGACAAAAGCTTCTGGTATTCCGTTAACGCAGGAATTACGGCGGTTAGGAATTCCAATTAACACCTATTCACCGAACCGAGGGCAGGATAAAATTGCTCGATTAAACTCTGTTAGCCCAATTTTCCAAGATGGCAAAGTTTGGGTTCCAGAAAACCGCTGGGCAGAAGACTTAGTAGACGAAGTTAGTGATTTTCCCAACGGCGATAACGATGATTTAGTAGATGCGACAACATTGGCCCTAATGCGCTTTAGAACTGGCGGATTTTTACAGTTAAAAAGTGATTTTTCGGAAGAAGAAGAGTATTATCCGAAGGTTAGGGTATATTATTAGAAAAAATCTAGGTATGGTTGCCCATTATGTCTGATACTGCTGATTACATGGACGATTCTTTTGTTGAAATCGAAGTTGAGGGAAATCCTAACTTTGATGAAGGCATTGATGTCTTTTTTAACGAAGAAAACGAAGGCACTTTAGGGTTTGATCCCGATGAAGAGCCTGATATTGAATTTGACGATAATATCGCAGAGTATTTAGACCGATCTGACTTAGGTCTTATTGCTTCTAAGCTAACTTCTGCGTATGAAGACGATTTAGAGTCTCGAAAAGATTGGTACGAGACGTTTAAAGATGGTCTTGAGTTATTAGGGATTAAATCTGACCCTAGAAGCGAACCCTTCCAAGGTGCAAGCGGTGTTTACCATCCGTTGCTTGCCGAGGCTGTTACTCAGTTTCAAGCTCAAGCGTATAAAGAGCTGTTACCCGCAGGTGGTCCTGTCGATACTAAGGTAATGGGTAAACTTAGTGATCCGAAGCTAATGCAAGCTAATCGGGTCAAGAATTTTATGAATTACCAGATTATGTATAAGATGGAAGAGTACGATCCTGAAATGGATCAGCTATTGTTCTATCTCCCCCTATCTGGTTCTGCGTTTAAGAAAAGCTACTATGACCCAACTATCGGTCGAGCGGTTTCCCGATTTGTAAAGTCTGAAGATTTAGTAGTTCCTTATTACACAACTGATTTAATCACTACACCTCGAATCACTCATGTTATTCACATGACTGAAAACGATTTGTTAAAATTAAAGTTATCAGGGTTCTACCGTGATACTCCGATGTCTTCTCCGGGTTTAGTACAAGAATCTTCTGTACAAGAAAAAATTAACGAGCTTGAAGGCGTAAGTCCTTCACAACAAGATCGTGAGTTTACTTTATTAGAGATCCATACAGAGTTAGATATTAAAGGCTTCGAGCATGAAAATCTTGATGGTGAGATTACGGGCATAGCTGTTCCGTATATCGTCACAATTTGCAAAGATACTCGAGACATATTAAGTATTCGGCGGAATTACTCAGAAGAAGACCCACTGCGAAAGAAGATTGAATACTTCACTCATTACAAGTTTTTACCGGGCTTAGGGTTTTACGGCTTTGGTTTAATCCACATGATTGGTGGTGTAACTAAATCGGCTACTTCTCTGTTGCGACAGCTTATTGACGCGGGAACGCTTGCTAATTTACCTGCTGGGTTTAAGTCTCGAGGGCTAAATATCCAGAGAGCGGATGATCCGATTCAACCGGGAGAGTGGCGTGATGTCGATACTCCCGGAGGAACTATCAGAGACTCATTCCTACCGTTACCCTATAAAGAGCCAAGTGCCACTTTATCTAATCTCTTAGGTGTTCTAGTCGAATCAGGGAAACGGTTTGCTTCTGTAATAGACCAAGGTGGTGCAGAAGCTAATCAAAACGCTCCGGTTGGTTCTACGATAGCAATGCTTGAGCGAGGCCAAAGAGTTATTTCAGCAATCCATAAGCGATTGCATTGGGCTCAGAAGAGTGAGTTTAAGATTTTAAAAAGAATTTTCGGGGAGGTATTACCCCCTGAATACCCATATCAGGTACAGGGAGCACAACAAACCGTATTCAGAGAAGACTTTGGCAATCAAGTTGATGTCATCCCTGTATCTGATCCTAATATCTTTAGTACTACGCAGAGAATCATTTTAGCACAGACACAGCTTCAGATGGCTCAGAGTGCTCCTCAGATCCATAATCTAAAAGCTGCGTTCCGCAAGATGTATATCGCACTTAATATTCAGGATATCGACGATATATTGATCCCGGATACGCCTCCTGCACCTAAAGATCCTGTACAGGAAAATCAAGATTCATTACAAACTGTTCCGCTGCAAGCCTTTATTCAACAGAATCACGATGCACATATTCAGACTCATTTAGCGTTTAGCCAGAACCCTGCTGCGGCTCAAAACCCTGCTGCGGTTCAAGCTTTAAATGCACACATACAGCAGCATCAGGCGTTAAAATATCGATTACAAGTTGAGCAGTTATTGTCTCAACAAGGTATTCAATTACCGCAACCCGGACCTGATGGTCAAATGCCTCAAGTTCCCCCTGAGTATGAAAATCAAATTGCGATGGCCGCTGCACAAGCTACTCAAGAAATTACTGGACAAGAGCAAGCCTTGCAACAGGCTATGGAAGTACCAGATCCCCAGCGTGAAATGTTCGAACAGCAGATGGCACTTGAAGCTGAGAAGCTAAGACTTCGAGAAAAAGAAGTCGAACAAAAAGGTCAGTTAGAGCTTGAGAAGATCGATTCACAAGAACGTCAAACCGATGTTAAAATCGCTGCAGATTTACGAGAAGTAGAACTTCGTGACGAACGCTCTGCAGATACTAACCTAACAAACTTAGCTAGATTAGTTAAAGAATCAAGAGAGCAGACCTAATGAAAGGCGTTAAACATTATAAGAAAGATGGCACAGAGCATAAAGGTTCTAACCATAAGATGCCTGATGGAAGTTTACACAGTAACAAAACACACACTAAAACAAGTGTGAAGTTATTCCATTTAAACGAGTTATCAGCTAAGGCGAAAGCTAAGGCGAAGAAGTAATGAAAGGCGTTAAAAAAGGACCTCCTCCAAAAAGGGGACCAGTAAGTCAAGGGCTAAAAAAACGAGGTAAATCACAATGAGGTTTGAAGAAAAAAAGTACCCCGGTCCGGGGGACAAACGTCCGAAGCAAGTTTCAGTAGAGTCTATGAAAGCTTCTGATAAAGGATTTGCTCAGGCTAAAGACGTTAAAGTTGGTGTAGTTTCTGAGCTTGGTGAACAGAAAAAGATTAAAGGAGTTGGTGCTGCGACTAAAGGTACTTCTTTCACAAGTTACATAAATTAATTTATGGACTTTATTAAGTACTCGGAGTATTTACTTAAACAAATTCGTGAGCGTCAAAACGCGCTCACGCATACGCTTGCTACGGGAAGCGCACAAGACTTTGCTCAGTACCAGCGTATTGCTGGGGAAATTTCAGGTTTAAATTTCACTGAGCAAGAAATAGTAAACCTGCACTCAAGAATGGAAGAGATTGATGACTAACCCAAAAGTACCCGATCGTGTTCTAAATTTCGGTTCTTCAGAAGAGCATAGTGTTCCAGAAGAAAATAAAATTACAGCTGAAAATATAGATACACACGCTGATAAGCTTCCTGTTCCGACAGGATACAGAATGTTAATTCTGCCTTTTGAACCAAGCCAAAAAACCCGTGGTGGGATTATGCTTGCGAAACAAACACTGGATAAAGAAAAGATTGCCACAATTGTTGGTTTAGTCGTTTCTTTAGGACCAAGTGCATATGCAGATCCAGATAAATTCCCTAACGGACCTTGGTGTAAGGAAGGTGACTGGGTAATTTTTGGGAGATACGCTGGTGCTCGTTTTCGTATTGAAGGAGGCGATATGCGTCTTTTAA